GGTCGTCCACTTTTGATTGTTGCAGAAGATGTAGAAGCAGAAGCTTTAGCTACTTTGGTAGTTAATAGAGTGAGAGCTGGTTTGAAAGTATGTGCTGTTAAGGCTCCTGGATTTGGTGAGCGTAGAAAAGATATGCTTCAAGACATTGCAGTTTTAACTGGAGGTACTGTATTATTAGATGAGCTAGGTATTAAATTGGAAGATGCTGAATTGTCTCATTTAGGTCAGGCAGAGAAAGTAATTGTATCTAAAGATAATTGTACAATTATTAATGGCGGCGGCGATAAAGATGCTATTGTAGAACGAGTTGAACAAATTCGCAATCAAATTGAAACTTCAAAGTCAGACTATGAGATTGAAAAGCTTCAAGAGCGTTTGGCTAAATTAGCAGGAGGCGTTGCAATTATTTATATTGGAGCTAGCTCAGAAGTTGAAATGAAAGAAATTAAAGATCGTGTAGACGATGCACTTCACGCAACTCGTGCTGCAATTGCAGAAGGAATTGTCCCTGGCGGCGGGGTAGCTTTAATTAGAGCTTCTAAAAATCTAGAAACTTTGACAGCTGCTAATCAAGATCAAGAAGTAGGTATTCAAATTATTCGTAAGGCAATTGAAGCTCCTATTCGTCAGATATGCGCAAATGCAGGAGTAGAAGGATCTGTTATTATCAGAGATGTATTGGCAGGTGAAGCTGACTATGGTTATAATGCAAAGACAGAGCAGTTTGAGAATTTGATTGAGGCTGGTATTATTGATCCTACAAAGGTGACTCGTATTGCTTTGCAAAATGCAGCTTCGGTAGCTTCAATGATTATGACAGCTGAATGTGCTATTGTAGATATTCCAAATGAAAAGGATAATCAAAATGCACAACAAGCTCAATATTAATTTTGAATTGTTAAATGGTTTACATATATTAAAGAAAAAATAAGTTATGAAAGATTTTATTTATCACGCATTAGGCGTATGTGGTGAGCATTGGCACCCAAATTTATTAAACATGAGCTTGATTGCATTGACTATGTTCGTTGCATACAAGGCTATTCAAAAACAATATAAAACAAAATAAGAATGGAAAAAAGTAAATTTATCGGGTTTGTCAATCGTTATTATTTGGCAGGGAATACTGATAGTGCTAAATTGGTTGTAGAGGATAAGACTCTTAATACTAAGTTTATTAGCGCAGACCAAAATGTAATTGGAGAGGTTACTCTAAATCAATTTGATTCTTCGGATGCTGAGTTAGGAGTATATGCAACTTCTCAATTATTGAAAATGCTTACTGCAGTTGACGAGAAAATTGATATCTCTTATGGAGAGGTAGATAAGAAGATTTATTCAGTGAACTTCAAAGACTCTTCTGCGAATGTAACTTATATGTTAGCTGATTTGTCAGTTATTCGTCAAGTGCCTAATTTGAAGTCATTGCCTGAGTTTGAGGTTCAAATTGAACTTAACAAAGACTTTTCAAATACTTTTATCAAAGCTAAAAATGCTTTGCCCGAGTCTGATAACTTTGGTGTAGAGAGTAAAGATGGTGAAACTAAAATTATTATCAATCACTCAAGTGTGAATACAAATCGTATTGTATTTAATACAGCTACAAAGCAATCGGCAGATATGGATACTGTATGTTTCTCTGCTAAGTTGTTTAAAGAGATTTTAGTAGCTAATGCAGACGCAACTGGATTGTTAGAAGTGAGTTCTAAAGGATTGGCTCGTGTTACTTTCAGCAATGCAGATTATTCATCCACTTACTTCTTAGTTAAATTAACTATTGCTTAATAATGGCTAGAAAGAAACCTTTGGAGATTGTTAAAGAAGACACTCCAGTTGTTAAAGTTAAAAGGCCTAGAATAAAAACGACTACAGTATCTGATGCTTCTAATGTAATAGAAATTACCGATGAAGCATCAGACTCTATTGTCGAGTCTAGTGTTGTAGAAGAAGTTGTTGAAATTGACACTACCCCTATTGTAAATCCATGGGTAGCTTTATTAGAAGATGCGGAACGTTTGTATGCTAATATCGATGAGCAATATCAATTAGTTGCACAAAATGAAGTATCTTCAATGTTAATATTGATGTCTTCAGTTATTAAATCTTTAAAGAAGAAAGTTTAAATGTTTGGAAATTCAGAACACACTCTTTGGGTAGAGAAGTATAGACCTGATACTCTAGAAGGATATGTAGGTAATCAGTCTATTGTAGATAAGGTAAAGATATATCTCGAAAATGGCGACGTACCTCATTTATTGTTTTATGGATCTGCAGGTACAGGTAAAACTACAATGGCAAAGTTGATTGCAAAAAACATTGATTGTGATCTGATGTACATTAATGCATCAGATGAAAACAATGTAGAGACTGTAAGAGAGAAGATTAAGAGTTTTGCGTCGACTATTGGATTCCGTCAATGGAAGTTGATCATCTTAGATGAGGCAGATTATCTAACTCCAAATGCTCAAGCTGCACTTCGTAATTTAATGGAGACGTTTAGTAAGACTACTCGTTTTATATTAACATGTAATTACGTTGAAAAGATTATTGATCCTATTCAATCTAGATGTCAGGTATTTGCAATTACTCCTCCTAGTAAAAAGGATGTAGCAATACGAGTAAATGAAATCTTAAAGATTGAAGGAGTATCAGTAAAGCCTGAAGATTTGGTAAGTATTGTAAATGCTGGATATCCAGACATTAGAAGAATTTTAAATTCCTGTCAACGTCAAGTAGTTAATGGAGAATTAACTATTGATAAGCAATCATTAATTGAGTCTAATTATATGGACAAGATTATTGAAATGCTTCAGACTATTAAAGATAAGAAGCAATTGTTTACTTCAATACGTCAGTTGTTAGCAGATAGTCATGTAAAAGATTACACTGCATTATATAGACACTTATATGACAACTTAGATTTATTTGCAGTAGGACATATTGCTTCTATTATATTAATCATTGCAGAGCATCAATATCAAGACTCTATGGTTGTTGATAAAGAAATTAACGTGTGCGCAATGTTTGTAAAAATTATTAACGAATTATATTAAGATGATTAAACAAGGACAACAAGGACAACAAGGACAAAAGATTAATTTGTCAAAAGCTAAATCTATTGTATGCGATGCTGAAGGATGCGAGAATGATATGTTTATGCCGGCTATGAAATTTAAGAAGATTAGCAAACTATTGACAGGAGCTAAAGACGATCAAATTGTTCCAATTCAAGTGTTTATGTGCACTGCGTGTGGAAACATTAATGCAGAATTTGACATTCCAAATGAGTAAAGCAGCTACCATATTCGATCATTTATCTAATATTACAGATAAGAAAACTGCTTGGAGTAAACTGAGTGATGAAGATAAAAAGTCATTCACTCCGTATATGATTAACAGATGGTTATCTATGAATATGGATTGGGTTGATTTAGTAAATGAATTGCAAAAATATACTATAGGTTTGTTATCTCCAGAAGAAGTTTATAAATTATACTTAGACATTCTTCCGAAGCAAAAGACTTATAATAAGTATGTTAAAGGTAGCAAAGAATCTAAATACAGTCCTGAGTTGGTGGAATTACTGTCAAAGCACTTCTTAATTTCAGAGAAGGAAGCTGTGGAATACTTAGAATTGTATACTGGAGATAGACTGTTATCGTTAAAGGAAATAGTGAAAAAATACGGTAAAACAGATAAAGAGGTAGATAAACTTTTAAAAAATAAATAATCCATATGGAACAAGAATTAATATATCACGTACAACCAGGCAGAGGTAAAACTGCACCTCATAATGAGACCGTTAACCATCCGGCTCATTATGGCGGAGAAAATAATGTGTATGAAGCTATCAAAGTAATCGAAGCCTGGGATCTAGATTTTTGTTTAGGCAATGCTGTTAAGTATATCTCTCGTGCCGGCAAAAAAGACGCTTCAAAAGAATTAGAAGATCTTAACAAAGCCATTTGGTATCTCAAAAGAAGAGCTGAACAAATCCAAAAGAAATAATTGAACATACAATTGGTTTTCTTATATTATAGAAAATTAATTATAGTATGGCATTAAGTGCGTTAGGTCAGTTATTTAGAGCAGTTGCTCCTGAAAAGAATCCGGATCATAAGACTATTTCATATAGTCAGTTCGCTATGTGGAGTTCATGTCCACATAAATGGAAACTCAATTATATTGACCGTACTCGGTTCGGCGGTCCATCCATTCATACTGTATTCGGTACTTCATTCCATGAAGTGCTACAATGGTATTTGAATACAATGTATCGCGAATCAATTAAGGCAGCTGACAAATTGAATTTGGCTGAGTGTTTGCAAGAGCAAATGACTCAGAATTATATGATGTCAGTTATTGATAACAATCATGAACATTTTTCTAATGCAACTCAGCTTCAAGAATTTTATGAAGATGGGGTTGCAATTTTAGATTGGGTTAAGAAACGTAGAGCTGACTATTTTACTAATAAAGGTTATGAGTTAGTAGGCATTGAAATGCCTTTATATGTTCAGGCATCTGAAGCTAATGAGCATGTATATATGAATGGTTTTATTGATTTAGTACTGCGTGATACGGTAGAAGATAGGATAATTATTATAGATATTAAAACTAGCACGAAAGGTTGGAATCAATATGCTAAGGCAGATAAGATTAAGACTTCTCAGTTAGTTTTATATAAATCATATTTTGCAAAACAATATGGGTTTGACGAAGATAAGATTGACGTACAATATTTCATTGTTAAGCGAAAGTTGATTGAAGGATTCATGTATCCACAAAAGCGTGTGCAAGAATTTGCCCCAGCTTCAGGTCGCATAACTAGAAAAAAGTTAAGCGCTGAAATTGATAATTTTGTGTCTACCTGTTTCAACCCTGATGGGAGTTATAACACAACTGCTGAGTATCCTGCAATAGGAGATAAAGGATTGAAGAATTGTAAGTATTGTGAATTTGCAGATAAAGAAGAATTGTGCCCAAAAGCAAATAGAATTAAATGAATAAATTCCAAATAATGAGTAGATTGAAATCTGATCCTGAGTTAATGAAAGTTGCTATAGTAGGAAGCAGAATCTACGAGAACAAAAGAAAGATACGTGATATGATTTTCAAACTCAAGCAAACGTTTGGAGATAGTTTAGAAATTGTATCAGGAGGAGCTCCGGCAGGAGCGGATAAGTATGCAAAGAAGTACGCTCTAGAGTTAGGAGTTAAATACAAAGAGTTTAATCCTGCTCACACGGTTAAAAATTTATATTCAGCAATGAATGAACACTATTACAGTAAGCCTTATCACACATCTCAATTCTTTCATAGAAATGAGTTGATAGCTAGGTATTGCGATAATATGATTGCCTTTATTGACAGCACATCAACATCTAAAGGAT